TGCAGCAGGGGTTCCGCGTTCGACGAAAACAAGAAGGAGTTTGCGAGCCCCATCTACTGGCTTGCTAACAACAACGGGCGTTTATTTCCCGCCTGCACCATCCTGCTGATCCACCACGCCAACAAAACTGGTGGGTTCCGGGGCAGCACCGCTATCCGTGACGCTGTGGATGAAGTGTGGGGACTGCGGCGGCCCGACAAAAAGCAGGTTGAGCAGACCGGCTACAACGCCCGACTCATCACCGTCGAAAAATCCAGAGCTGGGCGGGATGGCTCCAAGTTGCTGATGAAGCTGGAAAGCGACCTCACCTTCTCCCTTGCCGACTACGTGCAGCTGGATGCCGACAGCGCCAGTCCCGCTTCAATCGTTGATCGGGTGCTCCAACGCCTTAGAGCTTCGTATCCGCGCTCTCTAAGCCGCTCTGACCTTGCTGCGGACGCGTTGTGCGGTGGAAGTGTGGCCGCTATCGGCAAGGCGCTCCAGAGACTTGTTTCGCGGGGGTTGATTGAGGTGGTCGGTCAGACCTCCACTGGTGCCAGGCCTTCCAATTTGTACCAGGCTGTTCTCTCGCGTGATATGTGTGTGTATAAGTGTCCTGAATTAGGAAAACCCAGTCAGGGACTGGAAAGTAAAAAAGGACAGCCCCTAAGCGTGTCCTCTTTTGATGGGGAGACTGGAGCAAAAGAGGACACCCCCACCCCGTGTCCCGATTTACTTCCCAGTCATACCAAGGGTTCTGACATAAACGGACAGGTTTTTGAACCCTCCCCAAGGGAAGAACGCACTTCTGAAGAGATAGACCGGCTGATGGAGGAAGCCGCACGGATGTGGGACTGATGGGCCAGTTCACCACGCCTAACTTTTTCCTAGCGCTGCTTCGTGCAGGCGCCTGGATGTTCTGGAGGAAACCCGTGGCTAAGTCCGAACCACCCGCGCCCAAGCGGCCCAGGCGGCCCGTGTTCTGCTACAACGTCGGCGACATCCCCTACGACCTTTTTGCAATCGTCCGTATCTCCTGGTATCGCAAGGGCATGCCCTACGAGATCGAGGAGTACCAGATCGACGAATGCGATGACGCACTGGCTCAGTTCCGGTACGTGGTCAATAGCGCCCTCAAGCAGAACGCCGACGTGGCTGTCCTGACTCAGTACCAGCCCGAAGCATTGGGGGTTAAGCCGTGATTCCGCCAGTCGTGGTCTTCGGTTTGACGTGGCTGCTGGGCATCCTGGTGGTCACTGTGTATCTGACTGTTACAGGCATGGGTTGACGCCTGCTGTCTCCTGTGTAAACCTAAGGGCACGCCCGACAAGGGCTGCCCTTTTACTCAATCAAAATGGCAACTACAACTCCAGTCGACAACAGCAAACTCAGCCCTTGGTACTTCGGTGTCAACTGGGCCACCATGGTCATGAAAGAGCGCATCAGGAAGTTCGAGAAGAAAGGCTTGGACGCGACTTACGACAAAAAGCAGCTGGAGTACTTAGAGGATCTTGAACAGTTCCTTAAAATGTCCTGGGATATTTGGCTGCATGAAATGGAGAGCAAGGCTGCTTGTATCCGAGAGCAGGCTTCCAAATGACGGTACTTTCCATTGAAAACCTCCAGTTCCAAGGTGAATACCTCGTCGTCGATGCTTTCGTTGACGAGATGGTTCCAGTCCGTGCGGCAACGAGTCTGGAACCAGCAGAGTGGGGGCCTGCCTTGTGCCGAGGCACCCTCTACTTTTCAGATGAGGACTTGATTCCGGCGACCGATGCCCAATTCCGAAGGATGCTCACCGAAAGAATCGACGACTGGAACCCCATCGACGATTTCTGATCCTCGCAACGACGAGGACTACGACACCTTCGAGTACGGCACAGAGCCGATACCCGGCGACACCCAATGGGCCAAGCAATAGCCTGGCCCTTACCTACACACAAATCATGGACCACGACTCGTACTACAAGGAATCACGCGGCTACAACTGGCACGACATGATGGAGATGCGCACTGCGCGGTCCGGCTTGGGTCGCTCCAGCAGCGAAGAGGTGCCAGACGTGTTCAAGCACCGCTTTGCCGACAGGGCGGCATACGATGCTTGGGTTGCACAAAAACGCAAACTGTATTTCGGATGACTCAACCTCAAGGCCTGCCCTTCTACAGGTCCTACTTGCTCAACAAAACCGTCAGCCTCTCTGAGGTGCCCGACTTGTCTGACTCGGACCTGAAAATGCTCAACATCGAAACCATGGAAGCGCTTGAGGGTGCTCGCCATGACTACAACGCGATCCAGAACAAGCAGTCGGATGAGGCAGGCCCTGTTTACCGTCGCTTGAAGGTGGCTGGTTATTTCCAGGCAGCTATCAAGATCGAGCTAGAACAGGCTTGACTTCTCTACTACACTGCTGGAGATCTAAACCGTGAACATGCACATTCTCTCTGAATCTCAGTTTGAGAACATCAGCAAAGCTCTGGAAGCTGCGCAAGCAGCACTCTCCAATTGTCAGCATGTTGAGCTGGATCTCAACAGCAAGAAGGTCTTCTCTAAGGCAACCCAGGAGAAGGTGGAGGTTAAGTCTCGTAAGACTCGCCGTGGTAAGCGCGGTGTTGCTGTTTTGACTGAGGCAAAGGTGCTTGAGATCAAGCGCCAGCTCGCTGCAGGTGGTAAGTCTGTGGCGAGCATTGCCCGTGATTTCGGCGTCCACATCACCACCATCAACTGCATCAAGTGGGGTAAGACCTGGAAGCACGTGAGCATCCACCAGGAGTCCACTCCTGTTGAGGTGCACGGGTGATCCTTCCAGACATTGAGATCCTGTCGCTTACGCGCTTGGGTCTGGTCACACCGTTTGATCCAGAGCTACTGAATCCGGCAAGTCTTGATGTTCGGCTTGGTGAAAACCTGCTGGTAGAGCGTGAAGAGAATCCTTCACTGGAGCCCTACTCCATTGCTAGGTACACGAAGGAGAACCCTTTCATGCTCTATCCGCATGAGTTCGTACTCGCTGAGACGTTTGAGGAGTTCCAGCTGCCTGACTGTATTGCCGGGCAGCTTGCTCTCAAGTCCAGTAGGGCTAGGGAGGGTATCGAACATCTTCTTGCTGGATACATAGATCCTGGTTATGTCGGAAGACTAACTCTGGAACTACAAAATGCGCGTAGGTTTCACCCGGTCTATCTATGGCCGGGTATGCGTATTGCGCAGATTGTTTTCCACAAGCTTTCGATGCTGCCTGCAAAGGACTACTCCGTTACAGGTAGGTATCAGGGCGACAAAACTGTTCAAGCATCTAAAGGATGACTGACAACGTTAATCACCCCAGTCACTACACCTCAGGCAAAGTTGAGGTCATCGACACTATTGAGGATTGGGTGCGGGCTGCACCTGATCCAGTCGTTGGTGGTCTTCACTGGCAGGTGATCAAGTACATCAGCAGGGCTTGGCTTAAAAAAGATCCTTACGAGGACTTCTGCAAAGCTCGCTGGTACTTGACTCGACTGATTAACACTTTGGCTACAGAGGCGTACCAAGAGAAATGAGGCATTGGTGGCGTGTTGTCGCCAAAGCCTTGGGGGATAAAGCGCATCGGAACGACCGGATTGCTGATCAGGTTGCGATGGTGCGTTTTTTAATTCTTTTGGCTTACATGACAACCAACTTTTTTATTTGCTCAGGAGTAATCAGGCACTGGAATGACTAACTGCAGTCACCTCTTTCGAGAAATCACCAACACGCACAACTGGGCAAATGGCCTGCCTTACCGTACTTACTGGGCTAAATGCAAATTTTGTGGTCACAAATGGAAGGTCTATGTTGACACTGAAAAACGGCAAGAAGTTGAGTTGCCCCAGTCGATGATGCGGAAGCGCAGGCTTGATGAGTCTGCCGTTAGGAGAGTCTTACTGGATGAACGGTCTTACAGTCAGATTGCAAAAGATAACGGAATCACCCATCAAGCAGTTAGCGAGATAAAGCTAGGTAAGTCTTACAAATACTTCTGTAAAGATATACCTAGGAAAGCGCCACGCTCACAGAAGAAGTGTACCAACTGTGAGCACTGGTGGAAGGGTAAGTGTGGTTTGTCTGTGCCAGAAGCCGGTGGCTGTTTTGCTGCGGACTGCTCGTTCTATAGCCACTATGGGACATCTGTGATACAGTAAGCGGGCATTGCCCCACCAGGCTTG